AAACGCAGAACTACTCGTACAACGCTCCCAGCGACTTCAATCAGCTAGTCGGGATTGCCACTCAACTCGGCACGCTCCTGCAGAACCCAACCGTAAAAGAAATCTTTGAAAGCCTGTTCCCGCCTAATTAAGGGCCAAGACCATGATTGACCAACAAGTCACACGCTTGATGGACGCATACCGGGGAAATCCGGGGGCGCTTGCACAGAACGCGGGCGTGCCGCCTGACCTCATCAAGCTGCTCGCCTTACAGCAGTTGAAGTCGGAGAAAGAGGCGGCGATGCGGTCGATGCAGATGGCTGCAGCACCGCAGACTAATCAAATGCCGACGGTGGCGGACCAGCGCGAGCAAGAACTCCTTGACATGACGACTCAACAGGTTGCCCAGCAGGTGGGCGGAGTCGCGCAGCAGAAGCAGCAGTCGGAGAAACAGAATCTTCAGAAGCTGCTTCAGTCAGGGATTGCATCAGCGCCGGGGGCCCAAGCGGCTGCGCAACCGCAGATGATGGCAGCGGGTGGGATCGTAGCTTTTGCAGAGGGCGATCCGGTAGAAGACCCGGTCGTCAAACGCATGCAGGAATTGCTTCGCCGGGGGGCATCGGTAGAGACCTTACGCCGAAATTTTAGGAATCTTTCTGTTCCGGAGTTTCGCGCTGCGTTGGAGGCTGCACAGAAAGCGCCGGTGTCGCCTATCTCAGACTCAGCACCGCCCGCTCCACGCGCCGCGCGTCCAATGTTTAGCACCACAGGGATCCCTGAAAGTTCTGCGATTGCCGAGCCGCGTTCACCCCTGCCCGACTATGAAGGCGCTGTGGCGGCAGCGGGGCTTTCTACCACGCCGCCCAGTTCTGCTACCCCTGCTGAGCCCGCCGCTCCGGCGGCCCCTGCGTTCCCAATCCCGACCTCGCCGGGCGGAATGAGCCCGGAATTGCGCAAAGCGCTTGAGCAGACCGTCACGAGCGGATTGACCCCGCAGGCCAACCAACTGCAGATAGATGCAGAGACTCAAGCTCGTCGCCTTGCTGCGACCGACCCGATGGCGGTAGCGGAGCAGTTCCGTGCGGAGTTTCCGCAGCCCACGAAGGCCGAACTTGATCAGCAGCAGGCACGCCTTGCGCGGCGCCGTGCCATGCTTGAGGAACAGTACAACCCGAAGCAGCAGGGTATTGAACAGCTTCTCCGGATGGGGGCTGCGTTCTCGCGTGGATTGACCCCGGGCATGGCTGCCGGTCCGTCGGCAGAGGTTGGCTTGAACTACATGGCGCAGCAGCGTGCAGCGCGCGCTAAGGCTGAGGATGCGATCCTTACTGAGGAAGAAAGGCAGATGGAGAGCGCGCTGACCGGGCGCCGCGAAGCTTCCAAAGCTGGCGTGAAAGGCTACGAAGTAGGAATGCCCGGGCAGATTGCTGGCAGCCGAGGGCTGGCTGACTTGGCTAACGCTCGACGTCTTGGAGACGCAAGCGCTCTCGAAGCGGCGTCACGGATGCTGGGCACCGAGTCGGCGGTGGCCGCGAACCGGTACGGCAGTGAGCTTCAAGCAGCAGTAAGCGCCGCGAACAACGCGGCCACAGTAGCTGAGCGTGAACTTGCGCGAGGGCCTACAGAAACTTCTAACCTGCTGGGGCATCAGGCGCGGCTTACCGCTGCGATTGCGGAGACTGAGCGGAAGTTCCGTGAGGATAAAGATAAATACCTCACTACGCCGGGCGCTGGCCTGCGGATTGCGAACGCGCTACGAGATCCTACCAAACCGGAAAACCGTAGGATCGTAGACGACTATAAACGTCAGGTTGACCAAGAACTTGCGGCGCTCACTGGGCCCGCTAAAGCGCTGCTAGCGCAAGTTAACACTGCGCTTAACCGCACGATCCCCGGTGGGGGCGCAACCCCGGGCGCCGTCGACCCCGCTGCGCGGGCCCGCCAAGAGTTGGAGCGCCGCCTTAGGCAAGCCGCTGGAGGTCAATAATGGCTGATCGTTTCTCCCTGCTGTCGACGGAAGACCTGCAGGCACTTGCAGCCAATGACTGGTCACGTGTATCAACCCGTGGCCTGCAGATCCTAGCAGGAGAACGAGAACCTGAGCCCACTGCCCCCGTTAAGACTCCTGCCAGCACAGAGCGTACGTGGGGAGAAGTACCCCGCGATGTAGGCGCGCAAGCGCTATCTGGACTCGGTGCTCTCATTAAGTTTCCCGGGCAGCTCTACGGGCTGGCTACGGGCGATTTCCGCCCAATTGGTAATCTTGGCTTAGGCCAGCGCGCACAACGAGGCGCGGAACAAATGAAGTCTCCCGGCCTGCGGGCTCGAGAGGAGCAGCTCTCTGAACGTATTCAGGAAGCCGAGCAGCGCGGGCAGGGCGCCGCGTTCATGGAAGCGCTCAAAGGAACGGTTACTGATCCAGCCCTGTTGGGCGGTGCGGTTGTAGAGTCTATCCCTGCAATGCTTCCGGCGCTTGGTCTCGGCGCAGCGGTTGCGCGTACCACAACACAGCGAGCCCTTGCCAAGGGGGCTGAAGCTGCCGCAGCGCGTGCAGCGGGGGCCACTGCCGGCGTAGGAACCGCAAAGGGTGTCGGGGCGGTCCAGCAAGGTGCGGAGGTCGGTGCCGAGTCGTACAAGCAGCTCTTCGATGAGTTCCGCCGGCAGGGGCTCGATGAGCCGGAGGCCGCCAAGCGCACACTAAACGCAGCCCGGGCAGCTGGTGCCTCGGGGGCCATCATCTCGTATCTTGCTCAGAGCCTGCCCGGCGCGTCTGCGCTTGAAGAAGCAATCATCACCGGCCAGCGTCGTGTGCTGGGTCGGGTCGGTGCCGGTATCGCAGGTGGCCTCAAAGAAGCGCCCAGTGAAGCGATTGAAGAGGGTGGTGGGCGTGCCACGCAGAACGTGGCGTTGCGGGAGGCTATCCCCGATCAACCCATCTCTGCCGGTGTGGGCGAAGCTGCTGGTCGTGCTGCCGCTGCGGGCCTTGGTCTTGGTGCTGGAGTCGGTGCCATTCAGCGTGGGCCGGCGCGCCCTGCGCCGCAAGTTACTCCTCCGCCACCCCCACCCCCTGCGCAACCAACAGGCGGCCCCACCCTCGAGCCCAGCGCGCCTGCGGGTACGCAAGGCGAACTGTTCACCGAGGCTGAAGCGCCCCGTGCTCCGACGCCTGAGGGGCTTGCACAGAACAAGGCGTACTACGACGCGCTAAACAACCAGCTCACGCAACTGACGCGCGAGCAAGAGACGCTCCGTGCTCAGGCCAGCCAGACCTCTGATCCTGCGGCGCAGGAACAGCTTCGCCAGCAATCCGTAGCTGTGACCGAGCAGATTGCGAATGTCTCAGGCGAGATGGCCCGCTACGCGCCGACGATTCCGTCGATCGCACAAGAACCCCGGATTGATACCGAGGCACGTGCAGAAGAGGCTGAGCGCACTGCAGACCTGCAAGCCAAGCGCCAAGAGTTTGACACGCTGCAGCGTGAGAATGAACGCCTCAAAGCGGAGTATGAACGTGCATCGGCCTTAGAAGATCGTGTGCAACGAGTGCGGGAGACGATGAGGATTCGCGCCGAAGCCGAACGTCTCGCGCCCTCGCTTGCTGCGCTGCAAGAGGATATTCAGCGGGACCGACGCGCTTTGCCGACGCAGGCTACACAGCGTGCTCCCACTGCCGAAGGTCAGCTCGATCTTCGATTTGGTGATGAGATCCGACTGGAGGATCTCACTGCGTCCGGCATTCCTGTAGAAGGCGGCAGCAATCAGCAACGCGCTGTGCGTAGCTGGTTCCGAGACAATGTCATCGGCAAGACGCCGAATGACCTCCGTGCTATGGTAGCGAAAGACCCCAGCCTTACTGAAGGTACGGGGCTGAGAGCGCGAGCGATCCAGCAGATTCTTGCGCCAGAGCCGACGCCGCCCGCATTTGAGGAGAAGCCCCGTGCACCCGTCTCCGTTCCACAAACCAATGTACCTGCAGCTCCCGTCCAACCAGAACTTGACTTTGGAGGAACTGGGGCAGGCGTGGAAGTTTCTGGACGAGCTGCACAACCAGCCGTTCCTGCCGGCGCTCCCGCCCAACCTCAAGCGGCTCAGCCCGGAGGACTGGGAGGCCGTGGGGTACCTGCTGCACCGCGAACTGGAGAACCGGCGGCACCATCGGGTCAACTAGACCTCGACTTCACAGCGACTGCGTCGGACGCAGACCGCCGCCGGCGCGCGTTTGAGGATTGGCTTGGCGGAGTCGCTAAGCGTGGGGCGCAAGAAGCCGCTGCGCAAGACATTCTTGACGATATGGACGAGCAAAACGTCTCTCCAAAAGATGAAGCTCGTAAGTTTTGGAAAGAGACCTACTTCAAGCTGCCGGCTGAGGCCCAACAGCGGTTCCAGCGGATGCTCAAAGCACAGACCGGTATGGAGCCGGGCAGTGCCATTACGTCCGATCGCCGCGCGGCAGATTGGTTTGAGATCGCGGACGACTACATCGAGAGTGAGCTGCCGGATTCTGCCGCTGACCTAGAGGGTACTTCTCGAGGTTTTGTTGCGCTTATGGCGGAAGGCAATAAGCGGACACGGGATGTGGAAGCCCCCGCCGCTGCTCCCGCTACCGCTACTGCGCTACCAGCCCCCGCTGCGCCCAACCAAGAAGCCGCCAAAGCCGCGAAGAAAGCCGAAGCTGCTGCAAAGCGTAAAGCCGCAGCCGAAGCCAAGCGTGCAGAGGCTGAAGCGCGCAAAGCGGAAGCCGATGCTCGCAAAGCCGAGGAAGAGGCCCGGCAGGCTGAAGCGGCTGCAAAGCAAGCTGAGGAAGAAGCCAAGCAGCGCGAAGAGGAAGAGCGCACCCGCAGAGTCGCGGAGACCGCACGTAAAGGTCAACTCAAACAGGCCGGTGCCAAATGGCGCGAGTACGCGGACCCGGATACGCAGCCCAAATGGGCTGATCTGTCTGACGAGCAAAAGGAACGCTGGCGCGAAGCGATTGAAGCGGGCAAGCCGACGATCGCGCTTGCCGAGGAGATTGCACCGCCCCAAGTTGAGCCCGTTGCGGCAGCGCCTGATGTACCCCTGCCTGAGTGGGCCAAAGCAGATTTGCGCAAACGTGGCGCTACTTTTGTCTCATTCGATGGTAAAAACCTTATTTACCGTACTTTTGGTGATCGCGGCAGTGATTTTTTCTCACTTGCGTCAAAAGACGTAACAGTAAACTTCTACGATGTAAACACCATCGATAAGCAGTCATTCAGGTTCTTTTCAAAGGCGGAAGTACAAGCTGCGGCTCAAGCGGTCGCTCGGTTCCAAAATGAAGACGCTCTCCAATCAAAGGCTTACCCCGAGGGTCCGTTTACCGGAGCAAAGCAGGGTGTCGTCGGTGACTCAGACGTCGATCCGAAGTACGTTGCGTACCTGCAAGAACTAATTAACAAACTCAACATAAACCTACCGGGTGGACAGCCTCTGCGGATTTTCCTGCGGGGCAAGACGTTGAGTGATGACGCTCGAACCGAATCCAAACTCTATGGGGCTTATCGGCACGCATCGTACCCGCTGGAGGGGTATGGGCATACCATTAAAGTCGGCCCGCTCCGGCGGGACTTTGTGATCGCCGTAGATTTTGACACCGCACCCGAAGCCGCGTTATCAACGCTCGGCCATGAATTCGGTCACGTCATTGAAATGACCATGCTTGCGTCGGCGCCCGTTGAGGTGCAAAACGCTATCAGGGCGGAATACGACAAATGGTTAGCCGCAAGACCTCGTGATGAAAGCGCGCTCGATTTCTTCAAGTCCCGCAGCTCGCCATTTTTTGTAAAAACTACGCAAGAAGAAGCTAAATCTAAAGGGATGGATTTAGCGGCAGCGCGGGCAGCAAACCTGTCTTCCTACTGGCGCCAGTTTAATGAATGGTTTGCAGACCAAGTCTCGCGTTGGGCCACCACCGAAGACAAACCCCTATCGGTAGTCGAGAAGTTCTTTGCGTCGGTTGCCGCCAAGATGCGCAAGCTCGTGGCGCTGGTTGACAAGCGAGAGTCGGCCCCGGCGGCGTCGGTCAAGAAGTTCCTTGACGAGATGTACGCGCGGCGCGGTGCTGGCCTGCAAGCAATTCAGTCGTGGCATGCCCTGCCCACGTCGGGCACACCGAAAGCGCAACCGCTCCTTGCTATTGATTCCCCCGTTGAGGTTGACGAGCTCCGCTCGCTCAGTAGCCTAATGAACCCCAACGGCGGCACAAGCCTTGGCATGGGCCAGTCGGCAACGGACTTCGTCACGAAGTTTCGTACGCGCATCGCAGACAAGGGCGCCACTGCCTTTGAGGCAATCTCCAAGGGCTTCAACGGTGCCGTGCGCAACGCGCTGGGACAGGCCAGCCTAGAGCCTCTGTACCGCCAAGCTGAAGCGTCCGATCAGCTGATCCCTGCATACCTGCGCTTGGGGTCGCTTGCCAAAGATAAAGCCACGGGCCTCTGGCGTGCTGTGGCGAAGCCCAACCTGCGCCCGCCGGCAGATGTGCTGAGCGTCATTGAGACGTGGGCCAAGTCGCAGAACATGTCGTTCCAAAAGGCGTACGACGAAGCGGGCAAGATCATGGAGTCCGCGCGGCAGAAAGAGTTCAAGGACCTCAACGCTTCGATGGCTAAGGGTCGGCAGTTCCCCGTATCGATGTCGGATGCCGATATCAACAAGTACTACGGGATCTACTCGTCTGACCCAACGTTCCACCGCACCCTGCGGAAGATCCTTGACGATGCGCGCTTCGATTTGATCGACAACATGGTGAAGGTAGGGCGCATCCCGCAAGAGATGGCCGACGATTGGAAGACTGCCACTGCGTACATTCCGTTCGATCGTGAAGGTGTGGCGGGCCTTGAACAGTATTTCCGGTCGCAGCGTAAATTGGGGCGCGGCATCGCACAAATGGGCAAAGCCAATCCCCAGCTTGTAGACGCCCCGCTGATTGACCGCCAAGTCAAGAACTCACTTGACAACTACTTCAACTGGATGGGGTGGGGTGTGCGTCAGGTTGTGCAAGCCGATGCCACCATCCGTACACTGCGCGCGCTAGAGAAGGTCGGGCAAGCTCGGTTCCTGCCGGGCGGTGCCGCACAGGTCAACTCCAACAACAAGCCACGGGTAGTGCAGGCATACGTCAAAGGCGACGAGGTCTACTTCGAAACGCCCTCTGCGTATCACGCTGCTGCGTTTAATATCCAGATCGCACCCTTGCCGGCGCTATTTGAGGTAATGGGTAAGTTCTCGCAAGTGCTGCGCACAGCCATCACGGCGGTGCCGACCTTTACGGCAACGCAGGTCCCACAGGATATTCAGCGTGCGATCATGTACTCGGGCGTCAAAGACGCCGCAATGCTGACTGCACGGACGCTTACGAACTTCACGGAGTACTCAAAGTCTGCGCTGCTGGGCAAGCTGCCACAGATCACGCACGAGCTTGGTGAGTATGGCGTCGCAGGCGACTTCGACTTCCGTATGGATGAGGCTGCTGACTCGTTCCTGCGGAGCATGGGCGTCAAACCCCGCCGAGGTGGAGTGGTTGGTGAGTTCGTGCACCGCATGAGCGACATTGCTCGGGCCTCTGACTTCGCGCTGCGCCGTGCGATCTACGAGCAGACTCTCTACGAAGGCGGCGATCAGCTACTGGCGCTTCATCGGGCGCGGGAGATCATCAACTTCCGTCGGTACGGCATGGGCGACCAGCTCGGCATCGTGCACATGCTGACGCAGGTGATTCCCTTCTATGGCGCGTACATCCAAGGTATGGATGTGCAGTATCGCAGTCTCACTGGTAAGGACGCCCCCTCTGGACTGGAGCGCTCTGCAGCGCTCAAGCAGTTCTATACGGTAGCTGCCTACGCTACATCGGTGGCGGTGCTCTACTCGCTCGCAAAAGCCGGCGACGAAGAATACGAGAACATGGACCTGCGTGAGCGGGACAAGACGTGGGTAATCGGCGACGGCTTTGGCATCCCCGTGCCGGGCGAACTGGGGGTGATCTTCAAAGCGCTGCCCGAGCGCGTGCTGGAAGCCATGCGCAAGCAAGGCACACCGGACGAAGCTGTTGCTGCCGAGGCTGTCATCTCGTGGTTCAAGGCAGCGTTTGATGAGTACTCTGGGCGCGGCTACATGCCGGCGTCCTTCAAGCCGCTCCTCGAGAACATAACCAACTACTCGTTCCTCAGCGGTCGGGCGCTTGAGGGTACCTACCAAGCTGGACTGCTACCCAGCGAACGTACGACGTCTCGCACCTCTGAGTTGTCGAAGAACATCGCGCGCTTCACTGCGGATACGACCGGCTTTCAAGTCTCACCAATCAAGATTGACAACTTCCTGCAAGGGTATCTTGGCACGACGGCAGGGCTTCTGTTCGCAACAACGGACGCTATGCTGAACCCGGATCGGATTGACCGCCCCCTGCATCAACTGGTGGGGCTGACTGCGTTCACGTATGACCCGGTGGGAACGCGCCGCGCAGGCGAGTTCTACGATCTTCGCGAGAAGGTTGTGCAGACACAGAACACGCTGAACCAGATGATGAAAGAGGATCTTGGTCGCGCTGCGGATTTTGCTGAGAAGAACGCCGACAAGCTCATGCTCTACAAGGCTGTCAACAGCACGCTCAAAGAGATCGAGCGGACCCGTGCCTATCGCAACTGGCTGAGTAGCGCTGACGCTGCGCAATCCTTGACCCAGAAAGAACGGGCGCAGCAGATGGAAGAGATCAAGCGCTACGAGCAGCAGATGTTCGAGTGGACCCGGGACGTGCGCAACTACTTAAAGCTCTAACGTAGCCGCCAGATTCGGATGCCGTAATAGCCGTACTCACAGCGGTTGTGCGCAACGAACTGGCAGCTGAAGTAGTTGTTGGCCCGGGCAAGCTGGCTTTTGATCTCTGCCGCATCAGCGGTCGTCTTCAGGAACACCGAGCTGCCCGGGGGCATTGCCTCCCACGGGATGTAGTAATTTATCCCGTAGATGTAGATGAACCGCAGCTCATCCGGCAGGGGTGCTATCGCCCTCGCTGGGACTAGCGGTCTTGAAAGCATCAGCATCAATCCCTAACGTCGACGCTACAAACTGGTAGCAGCGCACTGCGGACGCATCCAGCCCCTCTAGCGCACCAGCCGCGATACGCTTCATGCAGGAGGACGCCGAAGTAGCGTAGCCTAGATGCGCAAGCTCGCTCAAGGTTGCCCGCACATCGATCTGCCGTGCGGTCAGGTATTCCTTGAACGGCCCCACCGGGATCCACACGAAGCCCGTGTCTGGCTCGAATCGGAACCGCAGCGGGCCACGCGGTAGGAAGCGCGCGATCGGCGCGTTGGTGCCCACACGATTGCCGTTCACAACCAGAGCGTTGTGCAGGTTCTCCCCGATGAATGAACTCAGCGCCTCCACTGCGATGCCCTTCGAGTCGGCTGCGGGCTGCAGCACGTCGATCTGGATGTTGTTCAGCGTGTTGACCAGATACGTGATGACGGGGTCGACCGGGATGTTGTGCAGGGCGATCTCTCTTGTGATGTGCCCGGCTGCGATGGCGCATGCGCCGATGATCGAGTAGTAGCGGTCTTGCTGCTGGTTGTTGAGGAGTCGATCAAGTTGAGACTGAACCCCTAGCGTAAAAGTGCGCAGTCTGTCCTTGTTGGCAAGAACATAGTTGACGAAGATGGGACCTGCCAGTCCGTAGTTGTGCTGAAGCTTGCCGAACACCGCATCAGACTCAGCCTTGGTGATGTTGAGCGGACGCGTGATGCGCAGTTCAATCAACCGACGCAGTTCGCCGTCGGCTGTGGCCTTATGCGATGATAGTTTGTCGTAGAGCGAGGAGTTGCTCGACGTGATGAGGAACGTGCTCCATGACGTCTTGTTGACCCGGAGCTTGTTGACCTGCGCCTCCATACGGTTGCGCCCACGGCCCTGCGGAATGTCGTAGATCAGGTCCGATAACTGCTCATCGGTTAGGTTGGTCACCTCGTCCATCGTGGCGGGGATCGTGTTCAGCATGCCAAGCCACTGCATCTTCGACGCGATGGTGTCGTTCTTCCGCATGAGGAGTGCATTGGGGTGGCCGAAGATGCTATTGACGACCATCTGTGCAGTCGTTTTACCAGTGCCAGATCGGTTAGACATCAGGTTAACCGTAGCACCCTGCACCTCGAGGCCGCCTACCAGCTTGAGTAGGACCGCGCCAAATCCGAAGAACACCGCAAGCGCATGGGCCTCCATGCCCGGCTGCGCGTAAAAGTCAACGACCGACCGCCAGTTCTCAAGCGACCCCTTACTGGTTAGGTACGGCGCGATGCTGCGCGTAGCGAGCGATGCAGGTGTGAACTTGGGCCCGTGCAGTGTGTACTCGGTCTCGCCCACTACGAACCCATCGAGGTCCGCCGTCCACCCCATCTGGTTGTGCATGCGCGTAGCGGGGCTCTTGCGCTGCAAGTCTCGGATCGTTGATGCAAAGTACGCCATGATGTCTTCCAACTGTTTATTGAGCGCAACCACACCGTGTTTGACGAGAAGCTCGCGGGCCTTCTCCTTCGATAGCAGTGTGGTGATGGGCACCGTCAGACGGCGGACGCCGTCCTGTGGGCTCGTGACGCAGATGCTGACTAGCTCGCCGTCACCTTCGCCGTTCTCATCCGAATCGTAGTACCGTGCAGTGGCATACAGATCGTATGCATACACCTTGACCTCGGTCGGGTTGTTGTCCTTGTCTTTCTCCTTGCGGTACACGCCGCCCGTGGCGGGGCGGAAATACGGAAACGGATACGCAGGTATCTGCGGTACGGGCGCTGTGGGGACAACCGTTACGCCCTCCTCAACGGGGGCGGCTTCAATCTTGCGCCCAAGTTGTATCGGGCTTGTTACTGAGTGCGGGCAGCCTTCGCAGTGTTGCGGGTAGTTCTGGCGGTACCATGCACAGGTCATCGGTCCTCGGGTATTCTCCGCTTTTTGCAGAGTTAACTCCGAGGTATATTCGGGATGTGGTGAGGAAAGCTTGTGTATCGCGGTTTCTGCGTCTGTGCAGCGCCACGCGATCGAAAGCGCCGCGCGCCAAAGCGGCTCCTCCAGCGTCTCTGCGTTCATCAGCGCGTGTGCGATCTGTCGACACCCAGCATCCCCCTTCAAACTACGTGAAGCCAATCGTGCAAACGAGGTCGGGGGGAAGTCCCCTCCGGCCATCTTGCGCGTCATCTCATCCAGCCCGTACTCGCGGGCCGCGCGCAAATCCATCGTGACGGCGGGACCTTCGTCCAGCCCTTTGACCACATCCTCAATGTCGTACCGCTGCATCTCCGTCATCAACATGACAGGCGATGGCGGGCTCGACTTGAAGTTCTTCGTATCCGGCATCCGCAACACGCGCGCAGCATCGGTCGGCACTGCGATGTCGATGGCGAACTTGTCGTTGATGCAGGTTTGCTTCAGGCGCAGCCCGTAGTTCCGCCAGTCGGCGGCGGACAAAGGCGCCTTCAACGGCCAGTACACGTGCAGGCCCCGACCGGAATCCACCAGAACAGGTTCTGGCAAACCTCGACGGTCGACGAACTCCCGCAGTGCTTGGCTGCCCGCTATTTTATCGGGATAGGGCTTGTTATACCCACAGTCGATATCAAGAAATAGCGCTTGAAGTTCTACTGCATTGGTTGCTTTCCGCCCATCCTCCGGCTTCTCGAAGGTAGCCAGCGCAAAGTAGGCATTTAGCCCCTCATTGCTTAGCTCCTCCCCCCTCTGAAGTAGTTCACTGAACGTTGTATGGAAACTATGCACCACACGCTTGTTGATGATGCCGACAGCGCAGTAGTTCCCAGTGGGCGGTAGTACCGCCTCGTAGAATTGTGTAGCCACATTGCCCCACGCGGTTGAGCACACGGTGAAAACCCGGGGCAGCGGGCCGTGGTCCGCTGCGTCAGAGAAGCCTCTCTAGCCCCGGGGGGACAACTATACTGCCGAGCGCCGCCGGTCTTCAAGCAACTGCTCGATCCGCGTCACGTACTCTTGGCGCGGGGTGAACCGCCCCGCGAACCAGTGGTACACCGTCATACGTGACACGTTGAGCGACGTCGCTATCTCGCGCACCGGGATGTCATTCTCGATGCACATACGACCCAGCTGCACGCCGATCAACTGCGGATCGGCGCCCTCGATCAGCTTGACGAGGTTGTGGGAATACCCTCGTGATTTACTCATCGCCATCATCGGAACTCCATGCGGAGAGCACCGAGTTCAGGTCTTTCGGCGGCGCAGGCGGAGCGTCTTTCTTGCTCTCTCGCTTGGTCGGCTCAGACATGTGCGCGGTGGCTTCCGGTGTAAAGGTGTTGGGCAGTGCTGCTGCCGGGGCTGCAGCGCGTTTGGTGGGCGAGGCGAACTTCGTCTCGATAGCCTGCATGGCATCGGGGGTCGATCCTTGCTGCAGCGACAGCTCCCACTCGTCCCGGGTAAGCGGGCGCACAGAGCGAAAAGTCAGCACCGGCACGGACTGCGACGTATCGAAGCGAGCCTCGGTCACAACGCCCTTCATAGGCACGCCGTGGCCCGCAAGGAACCGTGCGTACGCTTGGAACGGCATCTTCTCACCGACAGGCTTGCCAAAGATCGACTTGGCCGGGAGCTGCAAGCGGTAGACGTTGCCACCGATATCGCCCTCGAGAGCAACAGCGATGCGCTGGAAGTATCGGCAGGCGCGCGACGTACCGTCGCCCGACCCTTCGACGTTCTGCGGGCAGGTTGCGCAGGCTGAGCTTTGCGGGTTCACAGCCGTGGGATCCGGGGCCTTGCCATCTGCCGAGAAGCAGGCAGGAGCCGAGGCTTCGCCCTTGACGTACTTGCCAGAGTAGAAGACCCGCGACACGTTGGGCGAGCCGTTGACCACCACGAAGTTCATGGCACGGTCTTCGTTCTTGGCGATCTCCTCGCCGCCCACGATCATGCGCCAGACACCGCCCTCGATGCTGATCGATTTGCCGCCGGGGTTGCCGGCCATCTTGCGCGTGAAGTCGTCTTCATCGGCACGAATGTAGTCAGGGATAGCGACACCGGCTTGCTTGAACAGAGTGATTTCAGACATGGAAGTATTTCCTTAGGTTACTTGCTGGCCCGACGGACCGTGATGGCATAACGAGCGTCCGCGTTCAAACCCTCAGGCAGGGTGCCCGGGTTCTCTTGCAAGAACTGCTTCATATTGCCTTGGTGCACTCGCTGCTCCAGAAGCTGGACAGCGTCGTGTTCTTTGATGAAGCGGTACATGGAGTCCCAATCATTGGTCCAGTATCGCGTCTTGACGCTGCGGCTGAACGTGCCGTACGTCGTGCGTCCGCCGTCTTGCCCGGTCAACTTGCAGATTTCGAGCAGAGCTTGCTCGATCAGCTCCATCTGCTCCTTGATCTCGTTGACCTTGGCATCGTACTCACGCGTGATGGCGTCTTTTGCGTCGCGCATCTTGATGTATGCAGCGACAAGTTTGTCAGCATCCACGGGACAGCTCCTTCTTTTGTATTGGACTTAGAATTATACAGGGGCGAATAACTATGTCAAGCGATCTCCTGTTCGTAGAGTTCGACGAGGCCCTGATGGAGGTCCACTTTTCCATCGAGCAGGTTGTAGATCCGCTTCTCCACGGGGCTGCCTTGGATGCGCACCACGGTGACGGGGTTGCGCTGGCCTGCACGGTGCGCCCGGGCGTTGCCCTGCATGTAGAGTTCAGCCGAGGCGATGGGCCCCCACCAGACGATGGTGTCGGCTTTGGTGAGCGTGATGCCGTGTGCGGCAGCTTGCGGGATCAGCATAATGACTCGCGGGTCATCTTCCGTTTGAAAGCGCTTGATGTTCTGGGCGCGATGTGAAGCGGGGGTACCCCCGTGGATGGTGGCAACCGAGATGCCCTCCTTGATCAGCTCCTGCTCCACGCGCTCAAGCGCATGCTTGAACGGCACGAAGACGATCACTTTGTTGGGTGTAGCCCGGATGACATCGAGCAGCTCATCCATGCGGTTGCGCATGTCGAACTCAACAACTTCCCGATCCTCGGTGTACGCCACGCCTTGGCTGATCTGCAGGAGCTTGTTGATCATGCCCGCTGCGTTGACCGCTGTGATGCGCTCGCCAGCCGCCGTCGCCACCATCGATTTGCGAATCTTCTCGTAGTACTTCTCCTGCTGCGCGGTCAGCGGTACCTCTCGAGTTGTGTACAGCATGTCTGGGAGATCTAAACACTCCGCCTTGGAGAACCGGATGGCAGGCTGCAGGACGCTGTGCACGATCTCGGAGGCGTTGGCTCGAGGGATCCATTTGAACTGCGTGGCCTTGTACATCACACGGTCGCGGAACGCACCGAAGAACTTGGGTACCCCCGCCGGGTTCACGAGCTTGGCAAGTCCGTAGGCATCCACAGGCGACTGCGCCGCAGGTGTACCCGTCATCATCCACAGGCGTGTGTGCGCAGTGATCAGCCCTGCAAGCGCGCGCCACCGGTCCGTCGTCACCGACTTCACAGCGTTGGCTTCGTCAGCAATGATCAGATCGAACCCGCCGTTGGCAAGGGCTTCGCGAACCACCTTCACGCCGTCGTAGTTGATGATGACAAACTCGTAGCCCCCGGCGATCACCGCTTCGCGCTTGGCTCGAGGCCCCACTGCAAGCGCCGCCGTGCGGTGCATCACCGTCTTGAAGAGGTCAGACAGCCACGCCGTCTCCATGATGGACACTGGGCATACGATCAGAACGCGCTTGATAACGCCGATCGTCATTAGGTAGTCCGCCGCCCATGCGGCAGCTCCCGTCTTGCCTGTGCCCGGGTCTGACAGAACGAACGCTCGAGGATGCGAGGTCAGAAAGGCTGCGGTGGTGCGCTGGTGCTCGAACGGGCTGAAGATGCCCGGCCACTTGTACTTTCCAAGAATGGGGCTCGGCACGTCCTTGATGCGCAAGTTGCGCAGGATCCGCGCCTCGTCGTAACCCCAGTTGACCAGCACCCTGCCAAGATCTCCCTGCCGCTCGAGGAGCTTGCTCTTGGGGATGAGCCTGACGATCTGATCAGCCTTGCGTGTGGTCAGCAGCAGGGCCTTGTTTTCGATGATTTGCATGTGCACCCATGAAGCAAAATCGCCAAGGTACGGTCCGTACCTCGGCAAAAAAGGCGCGGGGAGGGGACCCCGCGCTAAACCACTTCTGAAGGAGCCCCCGTAACCAACGTGGGCCTCCCCATCATACCGAAACAGGTTACTGCGTCAAGCCTTCTTCATTGCGCCTGACGACGTTCTTGCAAAGCTGCGATTGGCAGACTTGGGCTTGACCCGCAGGTTCGACGCACCCGTGCTGCCGCCCTTGCTGAGCGGCTTCTTGTGGTCGACGTCCATGCCGTCGCCCTTCTTCACGCGCCCAGCCTTGGTCATCTCCCGACGTGCCTTGTTCCGCATGGCTCGGTTGTGGATCTGCTCAGGCGTACCTTGGTAGTTCTCGTATTCAGATTTGTAGTTGCGCGGCATATATCACCTGTGTTCGCATACCTCTTCCGACACCGGGCAGAAATTGCAGAGCCCGCTGGGCTTTGCCGGCCACGGCTGGTCGGGGTTCATACCATCGATCTGATCTGCGTAGCCCGTCCACTTGGACAGGATTTCGGGAAGCTGCTCTCGGGTGTACTCCGCCCGGATGATGTCGCCGGCCACGAGGAAGAACAGCATCCCCTTGACCTTCTTCACCTCGGGGTAGTGCACCATGATCATCGCAGCCATCAACTCGAGCTGCGACGTGTCGGCGAAGCGACTGCTCTTCCCGGTCTTCCAATCGGCTACCCATGCGGACGGGCCGTTGACAAGGAGGAGATCGGGGATGCCACGGAAGAAGACGTCTTTTGCGAAGAACTCACAGGGTTGAAAGTCTTTGGTGAACCCCATTTTCCGTTCGCAGTGGCGCTCTCCAACCATATCTCGTATGTGCTGAAGAACCTCTTGGTGGCGTTCAAGATCGGCAGGGAGTCCGCCCCCAGTGAAAAAAGATTCAAACGCTTTATGGACACGTTCGCCGTACGTAGTTGCTTCCGTTGGCGCCGACTTAAATCGCTTGAGGATTCGGACTTGTTGGTATCGACGACTGCAACCTTGGAAGTCTTTGATGGAGGAATGGGAGTGTGGCATTTTGAGTTTCGCATTTAGCAATCCCCGTATGATGCGCCTCGACCGGCCTCACAAGCAAGCGGCAGGGTCCCTGCCCATCGCGGGCGCCACGACATGCACTCCTCCACGTAGCGCTGCGCCTCCTCGGCCTCCTCTTCCGGGGCGATGCAAGCCACCGCATCGTGCACCGTCAGCACGGGCGTATATCGCTTAGCGATGCGCAGCATCTGCTCGCCCACCACGCACCGCGCAACAGCCTGCGTGAAGTTCTCCACGCACTTCCCACCGTAGACAGCCACTATGCGTCCGCGTGACGTGTAGTGCCACCGGAGCTGTCCCTCCTCGTCTGCGAACTGTCGCAGGTCGGGATACTGGATATGCAGCCCGCTGGGGAGGCTCAGCCCCTTGCCGGGTACCACGTGCACAAGTTGTTGGGCGTCCACTGGCATGGGCATCTGCGCAGCCAGCATGGCAAGCGCTGTGTCAGCGCGCTTCCACAACTCGGGGATGCGGTAGTACGTCCGCCGGTACGTATCGATGATCCGCTTGGCTTCTTCCTCTGACACCTCGACCTTCGCGCCCGTCTTCAGGAAGAGCCGCAGCTTGGCATGCCCGACGCCGTACCCTGCACCGAGGATCGCGGTCTTGCCCACCTGCCGCTGCGTCTTGTCCACTTGGTCTGGTGCCACGCCATAGATCTGCGCAGCCATGATCCGATAGACGTCCTGCTTGTTTGCGAACGCATCGACGAGATCCATCTGTCCGGCCAGCCATGCGAGCGTACGCGCTTCGATCTGCGAGGAGTCGCAGTCGATGATGACGTAGCCCGGGGGTGCCTTGATCGCGCGCTTGAGCGTGTTCTTGGTCGGGTCCCGCGCCGGCAGGTTCTGGAGGTTCACCTTGTCTTGCCCGGACCAGCGGCCTGAGTGAGCGCCGTAGTACCGCAGGGGCACGGGGAACGCACCACGGTTCGACATCTGCAGGAAGCGCTCTGCGCGAGTCTCTTCGATTGTTGACTTGACCCCCAGCCGGGCGGCCACCAGCGCGTTCACGCGCGGGTCCGGGTGCTCCTCCATCAGCCGCTTGAAGTCTTCGTCGGTCTTGGCGAAGGCGTAGGTCTCCTTGCCTGTGGTGAGGCTGATCTTGGTGGGCGGCTCGACGCCGTACTCACGCAGGAGTTCTGCAAACTGTTTGTTCGACATGAACTGAGCACGATCGACGTTGACCGCAGCGAGCAGGGCCTCTTGGGTCTCGCGGACCTCGACGACGTACTCCCGCAGGAGCGGTGCATCCAGCACGAGCTTAGGCTCGATGAACATACGAAGCGTTGCATCGATCAGCTTCATCTCACCGACTGGGAACTTATAGTCCGTGGCGTAGAGATCGAAAAGCTTAGTGGTTAGCTCAACGTCGTTGATGCAGTACTCGCCGTAGCGAGCGAGTTGCTCTTCTGTGAAGTCCTTATGGCGTTTGCCCAGCGCGTTGATGACCTCATCGCCCTTCATACCGATGCTGTGACGTTTGGCCTGTGCAGCAAGGCCGTGGGCCTTGTCGTGTGGGAACAGTGCTCGAGACATGCCTAGCGTGTCGCCCCACGCCCGAGCTTTGCGATCAAACCGCCAAGCGAGGATGGCCGCGTCGAACATCATGTTCTGTCCGATCACAAGCGAGTTCTCCCAATCGACGGTGCGCAGTCCCTTCTCAATGTGCATCTGGGGGTACCACTGCGCAGGCTCGTCGTTGATCTTGACGGCAACACCGATTGCCTCGAACCGCTCGTCGCGGATGTACTCCTCTGTCGTTAGCTTGGTGAGCGAGTAGTCGCGGTCGTAGTACGTCTCGAAGTCCAGCACGACTCGGTTCATGTATTTTTCTCCTTCAGTTTTTCTTCGATAGCCTCAAGAGTTGAGGCGCTAATCCAATAAAACTCGTTCACTTCCTCATCCGTCAGCCCGACCCATTCTCGCGGTGCGGTGTAAAGCGGCAACGCGCGCTGCGGCTCGGCGAAGTCTGTCGGGTTATCTGTAACACACACTGACTTACCGTCAAGCCCATAGACCATCCACGCCACCGGCTCTTGCTTCTCAGCCTGCTCGATGGCAGCGCGGAGAGCGGCGATGGCGGCGTCAAGGTGCGGCACCGGGCCGTCCTGCCACTCGCGCTCAATGCCCAACGCTTCCAGCGCCTGCTTCATAACTGCGATGCTCATTTCTTCTCTCCAAACTCTTCGTTCAGGATCCGCGCTGCGTGATGCTCGACCTCTGGCCGGAGATCCCTGAAGGCAATCTTGAGGTTAGCGACTTGTAGCTTCCCGATCAGTGTGTAGCAGGTGTTTTCTAGACTGGCGATACGGTCGTTCTGATTCTCCGCTTGCTCTATGGCATTACGAAGGGTGGTGACCGTTTTGGTTAGCGGAGTGTCTGGCACCATCCACAGCGCGGCGCTTTTGTTCCTAGACTCAATGAACTCCAACGCCTGCTTCATTGCTTCGATGCTCATCTCCGCCTCCACAAAAACCGTAACGTCAGTCCATCAACAACGCTCCGCTTGAACCGTGTCTCAGGTGCCCAGACCACATAGCCAAGCACGATGCCGACTGCGTAGCCGATGAAGAATGCTTCGGTCATTTCTCACCCGCCGTCTTCCCCCCAGAAAACACCGCAACGCTAACCTTTGTGTCTGTCAACTTCTGAATTGCCTCTAACGCCATAGCCATCCGCTCTGCATTGGCTATTGCTTGCAGGAACTCAGGAGTGGTGAGTATTGCTTGTGCTTGTTTATATTTTTCCTTCATTTGATTTACTTCGTTCTGCACTCGCTCACTTGCGGCTTTCATACTCGATATGTCGTTCTTTACCGACGCCCGAAACTCATCAACCGTTTGTTTAAGTTTATCGATTGCCTCGTGCGCCCGCTCCGCTGATTCAACTGCTGCAATGCTGGTTTCCATACAGACCTTCCAATAGTTGAAGTAAACAATCGTGTCTTCGATCAGCCTGATATGACTAACTCGATAACCACCACCTTCACGACCGCCTTGTGCATGCACAGCAGGGCGGCTGAAAACAGATTTGATCGGGCCAATTAAACAAGCTGGAGCCATCTTGTCTAACTTGTACTCCAGCGCCTCCGTCTTACCCTCCCACCACAATTCACCGGCCCGCACTTGCAACCACCTCGCAAGAATGCGGTGACATCTTTCCGCATACCAACGTTCGTTGCTCCTGCACGTTCTCTGCCTTGTACCCGCTGAGCTTGTATGCAATCGGCATGGCGTTCTTGAGGATCCCAAGCGCCGTCAACCCGTTGTCATTGTTCTTGACCACTGCGGTATCCATCGCTTCCGCCAGTTCAGCCATAAACGAATCTGGATCCAAACACGTCGTTTGAATCACAAATTCCCCCGTACCGCTTTCATCCATGTAGATCCTGACCATTGTGTTCCTCACTTAGGTTTTAAGAGTGTCATGCCTTCAACTTCAGTACGCTACGCACTTCTTCAAGATTTGCCTCATTCACCACGATGGCGATCCCCCCTGCCTCGCGGATGCGCTCCAGCTCCAACAGCTGAAGCTCAGTCGGTTTACCCCTCCCTGCCTTACACTCAATCGCGAAGAAGTACCCCCGATAGCAGCCCACGATATCGGGGACACCCATGCGACCGTAGCCATTGGCCGGAGGCGCGAAGTGGTACGCCCCCAGCTCATCCAGCTCCTTCTTGACTTTGGCCTTTACCGCGCCCTCGGGGGTACGTGCCATCACTGCACCTCGTTCAGTTTCTGGATGTAGTGCTTCAACTTGCCGGCGTCATCGGAGTCCTTACGCCCCTGCCGCATCGCGTACTTGATTACGTTACCTTTGAGAAAGCCCACAAACTCCTCATGCGTCAGCAACGCCTCCATCACGGTCCAAGGCTGCACCGCCATGTCCTTGTAGTGAGTACCGCCCACCTGCCGGTCGTCTGCTTTTTGATCTGCTTCCATGATGTTGTATATCTCCATTCGGTCTCTGATTAGGTCTGCAAGGGTTTGCGGGCGGTTACTCATGGGTTGCTATCGCTTACGCGACCTCCAGTGCCACGTGACCACAGCATGGCTACGCGAGGCGTAGCGCCCTTCAACATCAGCTCAGAAGCTGAGTAGCGGGTCATGTTGTGCACGGGGT